TATGGTCAGAACTATGCGGCACAGGGTGTTGGAAACAACATGGGTGGTGGACAAGGTGGACAGGGTGGCAGATTCTACAAGACAATGAATGCCTACAACATCAACGCAGAGCATGTGATACACATGAGTATGTCGGACGGGTTAGACAACCTATTCCCATTTGGACAGTCAGTGTTGGAGCAAGTGTTCAAAGTTTACAAACAGAAAGAATTATTAGAGGACGCAATCATAATCTACAGGGTTCAGAGAGCACCTGAGAGAAGAGTGTTCTACATCGACGTGGGTAACATGCCAACACACTTGGCCATGCAGTTCGTTGAGAGAGTCAAGAACGAGATCAACCAAAGAAGGATACCAAGTGCGTCAGGTGGAGCAAATTACATCGATGCAACATACAACCCAATGTCAATAAACGAAGATTACTTTTTCCCACAGACAGCAGAAGGTAGAGGATCTAAAGTAGACACACTTCCGGGTGGTACTAACCTAGGTGAGATTGATGATCTAAGATTTTTCACAAACAAACTGTTCAGAGGATTGAGGATTCCAAGTTCTTACCTACCAACAGGTGCGGAAGATGGTGGACAACAGTACAATGATGGTAGAGTTGGAACAGCTTACATACAAGAATTAAGATTCAACAAGTATTGTGCGAGACTACAATCAATGTTGGCGGCAACATTCGATGATGAGTTCAAGTTATGGATCAAAACCAAAGGTTACAACATTGATAACGGAATGTTTGAGCTTAAACTGAATCCACCACAGAACTTTGCACAGTACAGACAGACAGAAATGGACCAAAGCAGGGTGGGAACATTCACACAGGTGGCAGAACTGCCTTACATGAGTAAAAGATTTGCACTGAAAAGATATCTTGGACTTACTGAAGAGGAGATGGCAAGGAATGCTGAACTATGGGCAGAGGAAAACAACGTACCTCAGAAGAAACAGACTAAAAATAACGAATTGAGAGCGGGTGGCGTAACCCAGTCGGGCATTTCAAGTGACCTAGACCAGTTCGAGGAACCAACAGCAGACCCAGAAGCACCAGAACCAGGACAGCCAGGACCAGGAGCACCAGGGGCCACACCAGGAAGTGCGGCGGGTGGAACAGGCGGCGGAGGCCAGGTCTAAGGTTAAATACGATTATGAAACTGAACGAATTTTTCACACACACAGCAGACGGTTTTGAGCAGGACAAGACATACGAACCTGAGAACGATATCTCTGTGTTGGACGACAACGACACGAGAAAAACAAGATTATCACTCAAAGATATCAACTCTTTGAGACTTGCATCAGAGGCACACGATGCACAGCAGAAGGAAGAAGCAGTGTTCACACAAAAGATGTATGGACAGCCTGCAGGAACAGACGATCTAGCATTATAGCATGGCGGAAGTGGCTTTCGTACTAGGGAATGGTGAATCTCGGAAGGGAATCCGTATAGACGACCTAAAGAAACACGGCAAGGTGTATGCCTGTAACGGAGTCTACAGGACAGAGACACCAGATTACCTGGTAGCGGTTGATCCAAAAATGGTACTCGAGATAGTGGAAACAGATTATCCCAAGAATAATCAAGTATGGTCAAACTTCAATGGCCAATACAACAAAAATCCAGTTGCTTTGAATCACATCAGATGGTTCAAACCCAGTTTAGGGTGGAGTTCTGGGCCAACAGCATTAAGGATGGCGTGTGATCACGGGCACAAAGAGATTTACATCTTGGGTTTTGATTACATGGGACACACCGTTGACAATAAAGGCACCAGGAAGATGTTCAACAACATGTTCAAGGACACACGTAACTACAAACGTTCCAAGGACGACGCAACATTCTATGGCAACTGGATGAATCAGACTAAAAAATGCCTACAGGATTATCCAGAGGTTAAATTTCACAGGGTAATACCCACGGGATGGTTCCAACCCAAGGATCTCGCATGGAAAGGCAAAATAGATCATCCAAGCACAGACGAATTCCTCGAAAAGTTTAATCTTACACGTTAAATCCACTATATTTTTGGTAAATATCCGTACAGACTGGTATGTATAAAGGTCCAGTGGATCTCCAAAAAATGTTCACTGCACTGTATAAAGGTATGAAAGTAACAATTACGTTATAACAGTCTCAACCCATATAAAGGAGAAAAAATATGGCAACAAGAAAAATAACTGCGAAAGTTATCGCTCAAGCCAGAGCTTCACACACAGGTAGAGACGGAGATTTATTCTTTGATGATTCTAGTAATCAATTCTTTATCTCTGATGGAACTACGGCTGGTGGTACTGCGTTAGTATTAAACACACTAAGAAACGTAGCGGCATTCACTGCTTCTACTACTCTTACAGTAGCACAATCAGGATCAATAATCACTGGTAACGCGGCGGCAGGTATGACAGTAACTCTACCAGCGGCGGCGGCAGGATTACAGTACTCGATCCACGTTGGAACAACAATCACGTCAAATGCGTTCACTATCTCAGGTGCAACTTCGGCTGATACTATGCAAGGACAGTTGATCTCGAATGACTTCACTGACCTTGGATCAATCACGTTGTTGAACGAGGGTGTTGCAACAGTTGGTTTCGACCAACCGGCGGCAGACGATCACCAGATCGTTATGGACGGAACAACAAAAGGTGGTAAACTTGGTTCATACGTGAACTGTGTTGCTATCTCAGACAGCAAATGGTTCGTTGATGGATTACTTTCATCAGATGGTTCATTGGCTACTTGTTTCACGTAAGCCTTACTTAGACTTAGAAACTCAGAATCAAGCGGTGTCAATATTTTTGGCATCGCTTTTTTCACGAATAAATATCCACAATGGCAATACACAGGATCAGTTTCGAGACAATGCACTTCGTATCCAAGGGCGGAACCGATGGCACGGATGGCGGCATAGAGAAATGGGATGACGCATTCACCTGCTACGGCCCAGGACCAAAAGGCATCGAACACGAGGGCATAAGGTTTGGTTTTGGCAACATGGACAAGGTAGTGGTCTGTTCCAAGTGCGGACAAGCCTGGGGTTGGCGTGAGAGATTGTGGAAAGAGATTGCGGATTGGGAAAAGATCCAGAACTCCAAACGTGGATTTTTCAACAACATCAAGAGATACATTGGCTTTTAACAAAAAACGCCATATTAAACCACCTTTCAGCACCGTTTTCTCGCCTTTACAGTAAATACAAACACTTATAAGTACAAATCTTACGTAAAACAAAGGAGCACGTGTAAATGTCAAACAATAAATTTGAAAGTTTATTAGAATTACTGATAAACGAAGAAAATGATAAAGCAGAAGCTTTATTTCATGAAATCGTAGTAGAAAAATCAAGAGATATCTACGAGAACCTAGCAGACGAGTCTACAGAAGACAAAGTAGAAGAAACTGCAGAAGAATCAAAAGAAGATGCTAAAGTTGACGAAACTACTGAAGAGTCTAAAGACGAAGCAGTTGATGAAGCGTCAGAAGAAGCTAAATCAGACGAACAGGTTGATGAAGTAGTAGAAATCGAAGACGAAGCTACAGAATCAGAGACTACTGAAGAAGAAACTATCGAAGAAGTTGGCGGAGACGCTACTGACGAGCTAGTTAAAGACATCTCAGCAGACCAAGAAGGCGAACATGATGCAATGGACAAACCAGAAATGGACATGGACATGGACAAAGACGCTGAAGGTGATGCAGAAGGTGATGTTGAAGACAGAGTAGTTGATTTAGAAGATGCTTTAGACGAACTAAAAGCAGAATTCGAAGCAATGATGGGTGACAAAAAAGATGGCGAGGAAGACAAAGAAGAAGAGTCTTTGGAAATGCCAGCTGTTGAAACTCAACCAGAAATGTCAATCGAAGGTAAGAAAGACATGATGGCCGGCAAGAAAATGGATAAGAAAGACATGAAAGAGTACAAAAATCCAGTGAAAGCCGATCATGCAGATCATTCAGATAAAGCGGCAAAAGGCGCAGTACCAACTGTAGGCGGAGCAAAAGTTAAAACAGGCGCAAGCGGTTCTAACATAGCACAAGCACAGGCTGACAGTGGCAACAGTAGTGTTGCAACTCCTCAGAAAATGGCAGGCGAATTTGAAAACACAGGTGGAAAAGCTAAAAGTACCTCTTTTAAAAAAGCGGCACCAAAGGCAGTTACAGCTGACGCATCAGAAAAATCTGCAAAATCTACAATCTCAGGCAAGTAATTGCTAGAGACTGTCGATAACAAGGAGGTCATCGGATGTCATCACTATATCTAAGAGAGAATCTAACTTTTAACGAAGCCAGATTACAGATCTTACACGAGAACGAGGGTAAGGATTTGTACATGAAAGGTATCTGTATTCAAGGTGGGATTAAAAATGCTAATCAGAGAACGTACCCAGTGCAGGAGATTGCGAAAGCAACCAAAACACTGAACGATCAGATTACATCAGGATACTCTGTGTTAGGTGAAGTGGATCACCCGGATGATTTAAAGATTAATTTGGACCGTGTGTCACACATGATCACAGAAATGTGGATGGACGGACCAAATGGATACGGTAAGATGAAAATCTTGCCAACACCAATGGGCCAACTTGTCAAAACTATGTTGGAATCAGGTGTGAAACTAGGCGTATCAAGTAGAGGATCTGGAAACATGTCCGAGTACGGAAACGGTGAAGTTTCAGACTTTGAGATCATCACAGTAGATGTTGTGGCTCAACCTTCGGCACCAGGTGCTTACCCAACACCAATTTACGAACACCTAATGAATACAAAGGGTGGTAACATGGCAAAGGGTTTGGCGGCTGAAGTTAGAAATGATGCAAAAGCACAGAAGTTCCTCAAAGAGGCGTTAACAAACATAATAAAGGACCTAAAATAATGATTGATGCAATATCAAAACTTGTTGAATCAGGAGCAATTTCGGAAGATGTTCAAAAAGGCATCCAAGAAGCTTGGGACAGCAAAATCAAAGAAAACAAAGAAGTAGTAGGTGCAGAATTAAGAGAAGAATTCGCAAAAAGATACGAGCATGACAAGTCAAACATGATCGAAGCCATTGATAAGATGATGGGCGAGAAGTTAAGTGAAGAGATCTCAAAGTTCGTAGAAGACAGAAAAGCACTTGCACAAGAAAAAATAGCTTACAAAGAAAACGTAGGCAAACATTCTGCCAAATTAGAATCATTTATGCTTTCTAAACTGTCAGAAGAGTTAAAAGAACTACACGGCGACAGAAAAGGTGTCCACGAAAACTTCAAGAAGATGGAAGAATTCGTAGTTGGTGCTCTTGCAAAAGAAATTAAAGAGTTCCATGAAGACAAAAAAGGCGTTGTGGAAACGAAAGTTAAACTAGTAGCCGAGGCCAAAAAACAAATGGCTAAGATGAAAGAGGCTTTCATAACAAGATCTGCTAAAGTTGTAGAGTCTGCTGTAAACAAAAAACTTGCTGAAGAGCTATCTGCTCTTAAGGAAGACATTAGTGCGGCAAGAACTGTAAACTTTGGTAAGAAAATATTCGAAGCGTTCGCTTCAGAGTACCAGGCTTCTTACTTAAATGAGAAATCTGAGACTTCGAAGATGATGAAAGTTGTGGATGAAACTACACTTAAATTGAAAGACGCGGAGAAGGCTATCGAAGAGAAACAAGCGGTGATTGAATCGGCGTACGCTGAGTCCAAAAGACAGGCAGATTTGATGGAACGTAAGGAAAAGATGGCTGAGATGCTCAATCCGTTGGGCAAAGAAAAGAGTGAAGTAATGGCACAGTTGTTAGAATCAGTTCAAACAGCGAAGCTTGAAGCGTCATTCAACAAGTATCTACCACATGTGATGGCTGACAAAGCAGTTGCAGGAACTACGAAAGTACTTTCTGAGAGCGGCGGCGACAGAGCACCTAGGGAAGATGCTGACTTAACAAATATCCGTAAATTAGCGGGTATATAATTAACTAAACTAAAGGAAGATTACAAATGTCAGATATATTTGAATCAAAATGGGGCGAAACTAAAGCCGCTCTTACAGAAGGTTTAGCAGGCAACAAGAAAAAGACTATGGATGTCATCTTAGAAAACACTAAGAGATATTTGTCAGAGCAGTCTACAGCAGGTGCTACATCTGCCGGTAACGTTGCTACGTTAAACAGAGTGATCCTACCAGTAATCAGAAGGGTAATGCCTACTGTTATTGCGAACGAGATCGTTGGTGTACAACCAATGACTGGTCCAGTTGGTCAGATCCACACACTAA